CAAATCAATCTGGAAGAGATTATAGTCCAGTTGATACTGGATTTTTTGCTTCAAGTTGGACAGCAAGTACACAAAGACCTAGACCAGATCAATCAAGAAAAAAAGTTGCTCCGTGGAGTAATATTAAATCATCAGGAAAGGGCACAAGATCTCCAGGTGCAGTAGTTGACCCTAGATTTATTGATACTATTAAATACGATTTTAAAACTTTTTCTAAAGTGTTTATTGGTAATAGATCACAATATGCAGCTAGAGCTTTAGCATCTCCAAGAAGTAAAGTACCTCAATACGTTCAAGGGCAATTAAGACCACTTATAGATAAAGTATTTAATGAAAAGCCAAAACTCGGTATTGCTACATTTGGTAGTGGAATAAAAGGTCAATCTCCAAATGTAAGAAAATTACAAGGTTTCGGTTTATTTGGTGGTGTTGATGACAAATTTGTTGATTACATTGATCCATGACTTTAGTTAACACCAGAGCAGCTTTTGAAAAAGCAGTAACAGATGCAGTTGTAGCAGTAGATAATACTGTTGAAATGGTTTATGACAACATGGTTTATAAGACTCCTGGAAAAACTAAGAAATACATTATTATGTCTGTTGATTTTGCACAGGCAACAACTCAAACTCAAGGTGCATCACAAGATTTTTATTCTGGTGTTATTCAATGTAATATTTATGTTCCAAGAGGAAAAGGTACTTCTGTATTATCTACTTTAGGCGAAGCTGTTATTGATGGACTTACTTCTGTTAATGCTTCTAATTATACCGATACATTTAGTTGTACTCCAAGAGTCCTTGATGTTGTTGGTCTTACACCTATCGAACTTGATGATTCTTCACACTTTTTAGGCTTAATATCTTGCCAATTTACTGCCAACGCTTAGTATAATGATATTAGCTATACAATAACATGACTAGAGCAGTTGATCTATTAAGAAACAAATTCGGTGTTTCTCAGCTTTACAAACACGATGTAATTAAAGACGATGAGGTTATTCTTTCTGTTTACTGGAATCCATTAACTCTTGCTGAAAGAGAATCAATACAGAAAAAAACTAATTCTGAAGATACTAATGATTTTGCTTTACAACTAATGATTGAAAAAGCAAAAGATGAAAATGGTACGAGATTATTTCAAGATGGAGATAAAGCTTCATTAAGGAGAGAAGTTGAAGCAAATATTTTACAAGAAATACAATTAGCTATGATTAATGCTGGTATTGATAAGGAGGTTGAAAAGGCTAAAGCCGATTTGAAAAGCTAATAATCAATGGAAATTTATTTTTTCATTAGCTAAAGAATTAGGGAAAACTGTTGCTGAATTATGTGAAACTTTAACTGTTGAAGAGATGATCGGTTGGGCTGCTTATTCTGAAATAGAATATGAGGAATATGAAAAGCAAAAAGAACAAGCACAAAGAAATAGTGCTATAAAAGGCAGAAAGCGGTAAGATAGAGAAAATATTGTGGTTCTTTTTTAAGTGGCTAATTATGACGTTCAAATAGCTATAGCTATTAAAGGACAAAAAGAATTACAAAAGACTCGTGTAGAAACTAGACTTTTACAAAGGTCAATAGATAGACTTAACAAAACAGTTGTAAAAGATAGCAAAAAAAGTGTTAAATCATTTGATAGTTTAAGTAAAGAAGTTAATCGTGCCAGTAGAGCTGTAAATACAGCAGCGATTGGTACTGAAGATTATCGCAAAGCAATCAAAAATGTAATTAAAGTTGAAGATCAATATAGTAAAGAGTTAGCAAAAAAAGCTAAAATTTTTCAAATAGAAAAAGTTGCTTATAAAGAAGGTATAAGTTTTAGTCAAGCAAAAGAAAAAATAATTCAAAGAGAGATAAAAGCTGAAAATGAATTAGCAAGAGCACGATTAAGAAGTAGTCGAGTAGGATCTGCTATTGGCAGAGGTGCTGCAAGTGCTGTGGGTAGTGGAATTATTGGTGGTGGCTTCCCCTTGCTATTTGGACAAGGGCCGATTTCTGCTTTGGGTGGTGGTATAGGTGGTGTAGCTGGAGGAGCTTTATCAGCAATACCAGGTATGGGTCAGTTTGGTTTCGCACTATCTATTGCTGGTACAGCCATTGGTTCGGCTATGGAAGATTTAAGTGAAGCAATGCGTAAGCCAGAAGATAACATTGAAAATTTAATTGGAAAGCTAGGGTTAGTGGGAACTCCTACTGAAAAAATGGCTAAAGAATTAGAAAAATTAGGTTTAAAAGGTTCAGCAGCAAAATTAGTTATGGATAAATTTAATGAAAAATTTGGCGATGCACCTGATATTTTAAAAGAAAATTCTGAAAAGATGCTTGAATTTAAAAATAAAATTAATGAATTAGGAACAGCTATAACTTTATTTTTAGGTAAAGCTTTAGTTCCATTTATTAATTCAATTATGAGTGGAATGACTCAAGGAACTTTATTAAAATCATTAAAAAATCAAGAAGGTAAAAATTTCAACAAAGCACAACAATCAATTGTAAATCAATCTCAATTAGAGGCTCAAAGGTTATTTAAGACTACAAATCAAGGTAAGGATATTGGTAAAACTTATAGTCAAATTTTTGATGAAAGATTAACTTTTAATCTTAAGAAAGCAGTTGGCTCGCCAGATGCTACTCCAAATTTATTATTAGGAACTCCTCAAGGCGATTCTCCTCTAACAAATCCAAATCAAGATTTGATTGATAAAACAAAATTTAATAAAGAAATTTTACCTTTACAGCAAGCTTTAGAGATTGAACAAAAAAGATTAACCACGAGTAGTGAAAAACTAACTTTAATGCAGGAACAATTTGAATTAACTAATTTAGAGAATGAATTAGATCTTTTGAAATTAGATAATAAAGGAACAGAAAACGGTTTACATGATGACACTATAAAAAAATTAGAAGCACAAATTGACTTGCAAGAAGCTGTTGTTGCTAATGCAGAAGCACTTGTAGATCCTTTTAGACAAGTTTCTACTATTATTGCTCAAGATATTGGCAATGGAATTAAAGGATTAATTAACGGAACACAAACATTAAGTGGTGCTTTGAATAGTGTATTGAACAAGCTGAAAGATGCTGCACTTAATATGGCTTTATTTGGTAATACAGGAGGAACTTTTGAACAAGGAGGAGGAATACTTGGCACAATATTTGGTGGATTATTTAAAGCTAATGGAGGGCCAGTAAAAGGAGGTAATTCTTATATCGTAGGGGAACGTGGGCCAGAAATGTTTACACCTGGAGTTAGTGGCAGGATTACACCAAACCATGCTTTAGGTGGTTCAACGAATATAGTAGTGAATGTAGATGCCTCTGGTAGTTCTGTGCAGGGAGATGAAGCAAACTCTCAACAATTAGGACAGACTATTGCTTTAGTTGTACAAGAAACTATTGTAAGAGAAAAAAGAAATGGAGGTTTATTAGCATAATGGCAACTTTTCCCTCAATAAAACCAGCTTACGGACAAACACAGACTATTGAACAAGATAATATTGTTGTGAAACTTGGCGATGGTTATGAGCAAAGATTAGTAAGAGGACTTGCAGCTAATAAAAGATGCCATGTTGTTTCTTTAACATTTGATGTATCTCAAACTGATGCTAATACCATAAATACTTTTTTAGATGCAAGGTTTGATGATCAAGAATCATTTGACTTTACGATCGCTGGCGAATCATCTCCAAGAAAATTTAAATGCACAAAAAGATCAAGTAGTTTTCCATATAACAATAGAGTCAGTATGAACACAACTTTTAAAGAAGTATTTGAACCATAATGGCAATACCTCATTCTGAACTACAAAAATTAACTCCAAATTCAATTATTGAATTATTTGAATTAGAACTTGTTGAGGGTTTGCATTATGCAACTGGTAATCCAACAAATGTTCCTATAATTTATCGTTTTCATGCGGGCACTAATATTAATAGTCAATCAAATATAGTTTGGCAAACAAATACTTATGAAAGATTCCCAATAGAAGCAAAAGGTTATGAATACAATGGCGAGGGAAAAATTCCAAGACCTACTTTAGTGATGAGTAATTTGGGAGGTATTACAAGAGGAGGATCAGTAATAAGAGTTACAGATTTATTAATAACAGTAAATTTAGTGACGGCACATAATGATTTGTTAGATGCAAAAGTAACCAGAAGAACACTTACAGCAGATGCTTTAGACGCTAGTAATTTTGCTGGCAATACAAATCCTTTTGGTACACCTAGTTCAAATGAGTTTCCAAAAGAAATACATTTTATTGATAGAAAAATTCAAGAAAGTAGGGATGTTGTTTCATTTGAATTAGTAAATAGACTTGATATGGAAAATAAAAGAGTGCCAGCAAGGCAAGTAACAAGAAAAGACTTTGAAGGTGTTGGCACGTTTGTAAACTAATTATGAATGAATTTTGTAAGTTACAAGCTATCGCACACGCTAAAGAGGAAGCTCCAAATGAATGTTGTGGATTATTTTTAAAAACTGAAAAAGGGTTTGAATATTTTAGATGTAAAAATGTAGCTTATGAATTTGAAGCTAATTCTTTTGTAATTGACCCTTTTGATTTTGCAGATGGAGAAGATAAAGGAGAAGTAATTGGTATATTACATTCACACCCTCAAAACGTATTAGAATTTTCTACAGAGGATATTGCAAGTTGTAATTCAATACAAATACCTTTTTATCTTGTTTGCCCAGATTTAGATAAAATGATTGTAATTGAAC